TAATATATTAGCAGAACATTTTGATATATCTACAATATCACCAAAATTAGATTTTTTTAAGCGAATTGACGTGTACTCATTGGGAATATTACTATTAAGATGTATTAGAAATTTTATTAAATTTAATAAAACAATATTAACAGACAAAGAATGTAAAATTTTACTAAATTTCATTCATCTTGTATATAGTTGTTGTATTCAAAAAGAAAATGTTGCTGATATTAATGTAATTGTAAATGATTGGGAGTCATATTTGAATGAAAATGAAACATCTACTACGGATGCTAGTTCAGGTGCTGGTTCAGGTGCTGGTTCAGGTGCTGGTTCAGGTGCTGTATCGGATAAGAGATCGACTCTTCCAGCGCGTGAATACTATGCTCCTTCTAAATCCGTCTCTATCAGTGGTCCGTGGAGGTAATTACACCTTTGGAACAAGACGCAATGTATTATAACCTCTGCTACCGCACTTCCTCTTTCTCCTTTTCGTGGTTCAAGTGCTAATACAACGAATAATCATAAAAATATATAATGATTTTACAAATATAAATATAAATTATTTTATATTATTACGTATGTTACAAATACATAATAATATAAAGGAACAATTAAATACATTTATAAAACATAATAAGATCCCAAATATTTTATTTCATGGTAAATCTGGTTGTGGTAAAAAAACAATTATGAAACAATTTTTACATCAAATATATGATGGTATAGATAATAAAAACCAATATATTATGATTGTAAATTGTGCACAAGGAAGAGGTATTAAATTTATTCGAGAAGAATTAAAATTTTTTTCAAAAACAAATATTGGAAGTATTCATAATTCAATATTTAAAAGTATTATATTAATTAATGCTGACAAATTAACAATTGATGCTCAATCCGCATTGAGACGATGTATAGAATTATTTACAATAAACACGCGTTTTTTCATTATTATAGAAGATAAAACAAAACTATTAAAACCAATATTATCAAGATTTTGTGATATATATGTTCCTCTTCCTACTATTAATGGCGAAATAATTCAGTTACATAATATACATAAAGTTGAAATACCTAGTAATTTATATAAATCTAAACAAACAATGATCGCAAAATATTTTACATATATAAAAAAAAATAAAAATAATAATATATTTACCTACGCAACAAAATTATATGAAACTGGTGCTAGTGCAATAGATTTAATAAAATACATTGAGCATACCATGGAAGAAAATGTAACAAAATATATGATTTTAATATATTTTAACAAACTTAAATATGAAATTAGGAATGAAAAGTTATTAATGTCAATGATATTGAATATATATTCTTTGCGTAATGATTCTATATTAAATAATATTATTAGTATATAAAATGGACGATTTTAATGTTTCTAGTTTATCTGATACTCGTAATGAGTATTGTGCGTTATTAATATCAAAACTCTCTCCTTTAATACATCAAGGCATTTTATCTATATTTAATGAAGCTGTTAAATTATGTATTGAAAATGATGAACATGAAAAATATTTAATGACATTTCAAAATTTTTTAGGACGTATTAGCAAGTGGAATCCTGATTTAATAAAAACTGAAACAAACAGAATTATTAATGAGAGTGGTTGTTCTTATTTAGAAGATATTTTAACGTGTGTTCATATTACTCAATTAAAATTATTAACATCTGTTCGTGTTGGACAAAAACAAAAAAAAATAGATATTGATATACCAAATCTCCAAGATTTTATTCATAAAGTTTATATCGAAGTTGCGAGGCAAATGTATAAAAATGTGTTTTTATTTGAACAAAATATATTACCTTTATTAAAACAAAAAAATAATCGCGAATGTACTATAATTATAAATGAATGTATATTGAATGTAATACGTAATAATATGCCTATTGAACATATTTTAAAGGCATATGTCGATGAAACAACAGAGGAAGACGTATTTGAAATTAAAAAAGAAGAACGAGAAATGATTGAAACTAATACTGATGTATCTTCTAATAATACATCAACAGAAAATACATCAACAGAAAATACATCAACAGAAAATACATCAACTGAAAATACATCAGAACCTATAACTATAGTAAAAACAAATAAGATTATTGATTCAGATACATCTTCTTTGAAAAATACATCACATATTCCAATACCCAAAGAAGAATTATCTAATTCAATGGCAACAGATACTTCACAACCAGCAACAGATACTTCACAACCAGCAACAGAAAATACCCCTACTTCATTAGAATTTAATAATTTAGATAGTATTAAAAATTATAATCCAACTGAAATACCTAGTAGTATAACATCTACGCAGGAACATAAGATAAATGCTCCCAAAACTATTGAACGATTAGAAGAATTAAGTTCAATTAGAAATGAAAAACGAAAACAAGAAGACGAAGAAGACGAAGAAGACGAAGAAGAAGAAAAAATTCATATATTTAATAACGAACCAAGTATAAAATTAGATGTATTAGATATTCATGATATAAATAAAAATATTGAAATAAATGACACGCCTATATTAGGAGATATAACAACTTTATATTAGTTATTCGTTTAATTATAAATAAACCCTTGTTTAGTTATAATAAATGTTCAATATATTTATTATGGCATTAATAATTTCATTAGTGTATCTTCTTATTAAATTTATAGAAATGAGATTTATTTTAAAAGAAAATATACCATTAAAATTATTATTACGTGATACATTATTAGTGTACATTGCTGTTATATGTGGAACATTTATTATGGAACAATTTGATTCATTAACAGACGTAGTAAAAACTTCTCCAAATGTTTTTACGAATGAACCAGAATTTTAGAATTGTATACTATATCAGATATATATCAGTTATATATCAGATATAGTAATTTGTTTCTCTACACTAACTTTATCAGGAATATATAATTTATCAAATAATATATTTATTTCCAATATATAGGTATTTTATTTATATCCAATACTTTTACCTTTCTTTTTATATGTTTTTTTATGGTTTTAAAACAATCAAATAAATCTGAATCTAATTGAGCTATGGGGGTATGATTATGAACATTACGAGCTATCATTTTATATAATTTAAATCCTGGATAACGTTCTTTATTGTTAGATTTATAAAGAATATTTAACCCATCATCATCAGTACACCATTCTATAATTTTTTTAGCAATAGGATTTGTTATGTTTTGTAAAGATTTAATATCTTCAACAAAATAATCAAATAATGAGCATCCTAATCTACATAAATCAAATGATTGATTAGGTGTAATTCGTGGTTTATTTGCATTAAAATATGGTTCACAATTATATTGTGTTGCTGCGTCTCCTTTTGGATGATAACTATCACTATACATTGTAGATTGTTTATATTTATATACGGCTCGTCCATAATCTATAATCTTGTATATTTTTCCATATGTTGGTACCTTATAATAAGTATTTTGATAATGATAATATATAAATTTTCTATTAGTTTCATTATACATTATATTATTTGTATGTAAATCATTGTGAGTAAAATTAAATGCTTTTTGATATGTAATTAAAGTCATTATTATTTGAAATAGTATAGATTTCCATTCGGGAATATTAATTTCATTATTAATTATATAATTATCTAATGTATTATGTAATTTTTCTAAGCAAATAATTTGAACTGGATATTTATTAATATCAGCTTCAATATAGTCCATAGAATTTAATGAGTCTATTGTAGAACATGATTCATCACTATCATCGCTATTATCACTATCATCACTATCATCGCTATTATCACTATCATTACTATCATTGCTATTATCACTATCATCACTATCAATAGAAGTTAATGAATTTCTCGATGAACATGTACTATCTGAATTACTATTAGATTTCTTAGTAATATTAAATTCAAATATTAATTCATTAGAAATATCTGTATGAACACCATTATTGGTATCTGTATTGGTATCTGTATTAGTAGAAGATTCAAACACACTATCGAATATAGTATTGTCATAACTATCTACAGACAATGGTGTGTTCGTATGATTTATAATAATTCGTTTTTTATAATTTCGTGTGTCAATATTGATATAATCATTCATTGCGTTATTATTTAGTTTGAACAATTTTTCATTATTTTCTATAAAATATGTTGAATTGTGTACATATTCAAACTCATCTGCTATATTTATTTTATAATTTTTTTTTATACTTAAAAAAGAACCATAAAAATCTATTCCGTGAATAAAATTATGCTGATGTAAAAGCATTGATGATAAAAATGAAAAAAAGGAATCTATATATGCTGCGTTATTAACATCATATAGTTTATCTAATGATTTATTAACATTATCATTTGATAAAACTGATGGTAATGAATATAATAAATCTATAGGTTTTTTTTTATATTTGCCAGTCATAAATTTTATTGGATCTATTAAAGGAGATAATTTAAAGAAAGATTTAATAGTTTGATTATTTTCTAATTTTATGGTATAATTATTATCATCTTCACTCTGTATAACATTCATTATATGATTTTTATGATTTAAATTTATATGATTCCAATTTGTATCATTTAATTTAAAAAATTTTGAATAAATTGGTATATAACTTTGTAAATGTGAAAAATTACCATATTTTGATTTTTCTAAAGTATTAAACAAATCAATATGTTTATTTTTTTTATAAAATAATTCGAACATATGAGTTTATTAAATAAAAATATATAGTGTTTTTAACTAATTCGTAATCATTACTATTATTATTCTCTTATTAAATAATACAATAGTAATGAATTTAGAATTGACAAAATTTGATATGAAAAATATTAGTTTTAATCCAAATGAATTAAAAGGTCCAGTAATTGTATTAATTGGTCGTCGTGATACTGGTAAATCATATTTAGTAAGAGATTTATTATACTACCACCAAGATATACCTATAGGAACTGTAATATCAGGAACTGAGTCAGGTAATGGTTTTTATTCGAAACATGTTCCTAAATTATTTATACATGATGAATACAATACTGCTATAATAGAAAATATACTAAAACGTCAAAAAATGGTGCTTAAACAAGTAAAAAAAGAAAACGAAGCATATGGTAGGTCATCAATCGATCCAAGAGCATTTGTTATATTAGATGATTGTTTATTTGATAATAGTTGGACTAAAGATAAAGTTATGCGGTTACTTTTTATGAATGGACGTCATTGGAAAATTATGCTTATAATTACTATGCAATATCCTTTAGGAATTCCTCCAAATTTAAGAACTAATATAGATTATGTGTTTATTTTACGAGAACCATATATTAGCAATCGTAAAAGAATATATGATAATTATGCTGGAATGTTTCCTACATTTGAATCTTTTTGTCAAGTAATGGATCAATGTACAGAAAATTATGAATGTTTAGTTATAAATAACAATTCAAAATCCAATAAATTAGAAGATCAAATATTTTGGTATAAAGCACAACCTCATAATGATTTTAAACTTGGCTCAAAAGAATTCTGGGATTTATCTAAAGATATTGGTTCTGATGATGAAACTGAACAATATGACCCAACATTAATGAGAAAACGTTCTAGTGGACCAAGAATTAATGTAAAAAAAAATAGATGGTGAATTATATCAAATGATATTATATAATAACTTATCTTTATCTATATTATAATATATAATATAGATGTCTGATGATCCATTTGTATTCCCCATATATGGAGAAAAATATGAACTTCCAATGAAAAAAACAGCATTCCGTATGGCACAAGGAGAAAAATTAATAATGAATGCATCTACACGCACAATTACAAAAGCAGAAGGAGATGAAATAGAAAGATATTATAAAGAATGTACAGGAAAAGATGCACCTAAAAAACTCATTACAGAAGGTGTGTTCTATGATCAGGTATTTTTACAAGCAGATGGAGAAACAATGGAATATGATTTTAAAAATCAATCTGGAAAATGTTCTTCCAAATATTTCACAATAAAACAGGAAACCCATAAAAATAAAAGGATAAATAAATATGAAGCAGACAAGTTTATTCAACAAATTCATATATCTTTCAATCATTCTGTATATGGACAAACAACAGTCACTCTCAATCACTACAGTAATCCTCAAATAAAATCAGGAATGGGATTACGAGTATCTAACACACAAGGAATAACAGGATTGCTCATCCGCGAATACAAATACAAATCATTTGAATGTCGCAAATTAAGAAACACCAAAAAAATGACTGGTGTTATTGGTAAAAACCGTGTGTTAAGTATAATGAAATAATAATGTTCAAAAATAATACATAAAATATAATAAATAAAACATAATAAATACTTTACATATAATTATAGTATTTATTATGAATAATACTAGTAAACATAGTAAAATTTATACAAAAAAAGGTGATAGTGGTATGACCTCATTATATAATGGACGTAGAGAGAAGAAGAACAGCTGTATATTTATGGGATGTGGAGAGGTAGATGAATTGAATAGTTCAATTGGGTTGGTTATTGAATATTGTAAGCGTGATAAAATACCACAAGAAATACTCAATATATTATATGACATTCAAGTATATTTATTTGATGTTGGTGCTGTTATAGCAACACCTATAAAAACTTCATCTAAAACACAATTAAAACGTGTAAAATTTAACGAAACCATTGTAACTACACTAGAAAAACACATAGATACATATGATGCCAAATTAAAACCATTACGAAATTTTATACTACCATCAGGTGGATTAGTAGGTGCGCAGTTACATGTTTGTAGAACGATTTGTAGAAGAGCTGAACGTTTACTAATAGTATTATTAGATTCTGGAAATATTCCTTCTTGTATAATACAATTTATGAATAGATTAAGTGATTTACTATTTGTTTTAGCTCGTTATACGGCAATGATTAGAGGACACGAAGAGAGAATCTATTGTAAAATAAACGCGTCGTAAATATATAATAATTATAATATATAATATATAATATATTATATATATGTCAAAAAAAATACGACTTGTTAAAACAAAATTTACATCTATAAATGAACAATTAGACAAAGAACATCAAGATATTTTAGATGCGGTTGACAATTTATATAAAGCTTGTAAAACACATTGGAAAACAGAAAAAGATATGTTTAAGCATGGATTGAAAGAAATGCCACATGGACATGACAATGTTAAAAACGTTATTAAAGAACATCAAGAACATCATGTTTGTTGTTTAAATAAAATAGCTACAATGAAAAAAGATATAATAAAACATATTAATACTGAAGATGTAGAACATTTTCATTGGTTGTAAATTATCATATAAGACGAATAGTAGTGCGGATATAACAATATATTATATTGTAAAAGAATATAAAAAATCTATTATATATTGATGTACAAATGAGTAGCGAATCAAAACAACATTTAGGAATTGTAATAGTAGGTCATGTAGATGCTGGTAAATCAACAACCACAGGACATTTAATGTTCAAGTTAGGTGGTTTAACAGAACGACAACTACAAAAACTTCAAGAAGAAGCGGATGCAAATGGAAAGGGTTCATTTGCATTTGCATATTTAATGGACAAACAAAAGGATGAGCGCGAACGTGGTGTAACTATTTCTTGTACAACAAAAGAATTTTTCACAGATAAATGGCATTATACAATTATTGATGCTCCAGGTCACAGAGATTTTATTAAAAATATGATTAGTGGTGCATCTCAGGCAGATATTGCGTTGTTAATGGTTCCTGCGAGTAAAGGCAGTTTCGAAACTTCTATTCAAAAGGGAGATCATAAAACAGGAAAGGTTCAAGGACAAACACGACAACATGCAAGGTTATTAAAATTGTTAGGAGTAGAGCAAATTATAGTAGGAATTAATAAAATGGACGATCCATCTGTCAAGTATAGTGAATCACGATACAATGAAATCAAGACAGAGGTTAGTGCTATGTTAACAAAGATTGGATATAAAATGGGACGAGTACCAGTAATTCCACTTTCAGGATTTAAAGGAGAAAATTTGGTAGATAAATCCGAAAATATGCCTTGGTATAAGGGTTTTGATGTTCAAGTTTCAAAGAAAGATAAAGTTCATGGTCATACGTTGTATGATGCGTTGAATAATGTTGTTAAACCGCCTAAACGAAGAATGGAATATCCATTTAAAATGCCTGTATCTGGAGTGTATAAGATTAAGGGTGTTGGTGATGTAATTTGCGGATGTGTTGAACAAGGTGTTCTCAAACCAGATACAAAAATTCGGTTTATTCCATCAGGAGCAACTGGTAAGGCATTTACAATAGAGATGCATCATAAAAATCAATCTCAAGCACAATGTGGAGATAATGTAGGAATTAATGTTAAAGGATTATCTGGTGTTCCTAAAGTAGGTGATGTGATGGTAGTTGCCACAGATACCAGCAAGGCAATTTCTCAATTTACCGCTACAGTAGCAGTTCAAGAACATCCTGGTAAATTATATGCAACAGATGAAAAACATGGTGGTTTCTGTCCTGTAGTTCATGTAAGAACATCTAAATGCGCGTGTCGTATGGTAAAGATTAATTGGAAACAAGGAAAAAAATCAACTGGAGGAAATAAATTAGAAAATCCTAATTATGTAGAACAATTTGATACAGCAGAAATCGTATTTGAACCAACATACCCTATGGCATTATCTACATATTCCGATTGTCCAGGTCTTGGTAGAATTGCCGTAATGGACTCAAACAGTTTGAAAATGTTGGGACGTATCAATAGTGTTGTAGAAAAAAAAGATAAATAAATGCTGATAATAAACATAAAATATATATTTACTAATACTATAAAATATATATTTATTACTATAATAATTTTGCGAAATTACCAGATGTATAGTGATATAGTAGAAATGAACTTAAACCAATAATAACATCAGCAAATAATGCTATCCATGCAACACGTTTCTTATTGAAGGCATAAAAAGCAAATATACCATATAATAATGCGTGTATTATTCTCAAATGATTCCACCATATCTTATCTCCAAATACTTCTGCGCCAGTATTTCGTTTTCCAATGAAATATATATACAACCATCCAAACATAGGTATTAGAGCAATAACACCTAACCAATGTAAATATGTAACTGGTATATATTTAGATATGAATGCAAATAATAATCGTGTCGTAACACATCCAAATAAAAATAATATAAATCTTTTTTGAATATTATTCATTGCGTTATATGTTATATAATTATTTTTATTTAGTTGTATCATAAATGTAATATATACTAATCATTTCCAATAACCGATGATATTTTAGATATAATATCATCTTGATGTTTTAGTCTTTGTGTTTTTTGTAAATGTTTATATCGTTGATGTGCCCATCGTTTTCTCCACCATAAATATATATCATCAATAGTAGGTGCCGTTGTAATAGGATCTGGTTCAATATCAGTCGTACAATTAAGAAATGAACAACTATTTTTATGTGTATATCCGAAATATACTCCTTTTTTATTACTTTTACAATAGTCTTCTTTTGAAATATTTAATTTTGAAAAACAATTCATAATTATTTCAAATTTAGAATATGATTTTACATTATCAATATTAAAATCATTTGTTAATGTTTCTTTACATAATTTTACAACATCACTACTAATATTATATACACTATTTCCATTTGTCATACCTACATATTTAATACATGGTAATCGTGAATATTGTATAGATTTACCATACAATGACATAGTAGTATATCCTTGAATATAACAATTATACTTATTGTGAATATATGATAATACTTCTTTTGTAAAACATAAAGATGTCAATAACTTTCCACCATTAAAATTAAATCCAAATGGTTGAGTAGAAACGCAAGTAGAAATATTAAGAATGTTATTTAATCTTTTTTGATTAAACCTATTTTCTGCCGTCCAACCAATATAATTATCACGACTACTAATATTTTTATAATCACTAGATAGCGATAATATACCTAAATATGTATCTGTAATAGTATCCTTTACTAATATATATATTTGTCGTCCAACTAACTTAGATTTATCTTGAACTCTAAAACTAGATATATATCTACGAAAGAAATTCCAAATATTAAATTTTAATTTATCATTTCTCGTTACAAATTCCAATGAAATTTTCATATTATTAATATCTGTGATATTTCCATCAAATATCAAATTATAGTAATACGTGGGGGTTTTTATTAATTTCAAGTTACGTAACTCATTTATTTTATATTTATTTTGCACTAGTAGCTTCAGTATTTTGTCTTTGTTTGTAGTATAAATAATTTCTTTATGTAAAATGAAATATGTAAATATATTAAGAATATGAGTTTTAAATATGTTAATATTCATATCACCTTTTAACATATTACATGTTGTACAGCAAGGAACACAATTATCCGATGTATATCCAATATAACTATGAATTCTATCTATTCCATTACAACCTTTTTCAGTAAAATTTTTACAATAATAACAAGGCATTTTTAAGAGAGTATGATATTCATTTTCTTGCAAATTAAATTCAATATTTCTTTTATGTGAATAATTTTTAATGTAAGTTTGTAATGGAACAACCGATTTTTTTGATTTAAAATGATGTACATATTTTTCATCAATTAAATTCCATTTAGTATGTAATCCCATTTGGTATGTCAAATAAATAATTATTTGTGAAAAATCATTGATCGAATAAACGTTTTTCATAATATTACAACGTTTACAACAAGATACACAATTGTCAATATCATATACACCATTAGAATTTATACGATCAATACCATTAACTGAACAATTATATGCACAATAATGACATTTTTGCTTATATAAATATAATGCTTGTTTGTCAGATAAATTCCATGTAATATTTCTACGAGTTGCTGATCCCTTATAGTTTTTTAATATTTGTTGAAATATATCTCGTTTGTTTCTATTTTCTTCTATTTGTAGATATTGATTGTAACATTTGATACATTTATTATTATAATATTTAGATTTATCATTAACAATAGTTTTACATTTAAAGCAAATATATTTGTTTATGTTATCATTAGACGTATTAAATGCCTTACACATACTTTGTTTGTTTTTATATCGTTTATTATACTTAACATTGTGTTTATTTTTACATTCTTTACATTTTGAAATATCATCATCTGATAATTTTGCAAAACATCCACGAATCCAATTAGTACACACTCTATCGCCGTTGTCTGTCATAGTTTTCCATTTATAAAATGATTGATGTTTTTTACAATACTCATATTTGAATTTATAATTTCTACACGATGATCCCAATTTTGAAATAAATATACATTTTTCTTTAATCTGTTTTTTCATAGGTTTACTACGTGATCGACATTTTATACAAGTTTTATATGTTAAATTTTCTTCTAATTTAAATAAGTTCTTACAAGAAGAACATTTTGTTAGTGTTGGGATATCTTCTGGTTCATATAAATCTTCATATATAGAATGTCGTTTACAATATTTTTTATTTTGCAATGATTTCCATGGACAAGAATTGCCCTTTTGGTTTAACCATTTACATTTGTTATTATGATCTGTCATTATAATGTATATTTTATAATATATTATAATGTATTTATATCAATTTTAACTATAATGTAAAATGTATAATGGTTCATACTCAACTTATTAATTGGAGTATGCCAAGCCTCCCATACCACTCATTACACGTAACACATTGTAGTTAGTGGCGTATACACGGACCTTAGCGGTGTTTGTGCCTTCAACTGTGCGGTTAGAAAGGACAAGTTGTAATGTGGCGTTATCAATTCTGGAGAAATTGCATGTTCCACTGGGTTGGTGTTCTTCGGGGCGGAGACCGAAGGAGTACACGTTAATACCAGTATCGGGGGCACGTGTGTGATGTTGGAAGGGTTGAACGGTATCGAAGTAGCTACCTTCGCGTTCACTGAAGCGATCTTGACCATTGAGTTGTAATTTACCAGTTACAACAGGGTTTTGTCCCCAGCAGTGTAAAGATAATGCGGTTTCGGCTAATACGAAAGCACCGGCATCAGACACACCAGAGTTTTCTGTTGTGTTAAATTGGGGATGAGCGTAAGATCCTCCAGTACCAGTAGCACCCCACCCTGATTGCCATGTTGTATCCGCGGCACCAGCATCTTGGAAGATACCATTGGAATCAATGAAAGCACCAGAAGCAGCACCGACTTGGTTGGAGAAAGATGCCATAGAATTGGGAAGAGCATCCACAGCGTCAGTGTAGTTGAAAGGTTGGGCTCCTAAGGTTCTGTTTAATAATTGACTGCATTCGAAAGAAGCACAGTAATCAACGTGGGCATCAGGTTGTACAACCCATACTAATTCTTTGCAAGGGTGGTTGAAATTGAGTTTTACTTTGTTACTGGAGCTTCCGACGGATTCATCACCAGTGAATTGAAGTTGTTCAATGAGGTATTCGTGAGGGTTTTGTGCCATACGTCTGCGTTCATCAGTATCAAGGAACACGTAGTCAACGTATAAGGATGCGGCTACAAGAGATTTGTTGTAAGCAGCAGTAGATTTTACGCTGTTACCTACGGCACCGCATTCTAAACTAGATACAGCCCATAAGCACTCATCAAGGGGACGGAAGTCAATGTTAATCTTAACTTCGTGGTATTGAAGAGCAATTAAAGGAAGTGCTAAACCAGGGTTGCGGCAGAACCAGAATTGGAGGGCTACGTATAAAGTAGTTTCGGGTAAAGCATTACGAGGTTCGCATACTTGTCCAGGGGCGTTAGCATCGCAAGGTCCATCTACAGCAGAGAAGGAAGGATCAGTTAAGTAAGTTAATTGGGTAGTTTGTCCTACCATTTTGTGGTAACCACTTTCTTGTTCGGATGTCATGGTTAATTGATTCCAGATGTGCATCCAGTCACCATATTGACGATCAATGCGTTGACCACCAATTTCTACTTCTACCATAGAGATCATTTGTTCTCCAGGGAAGTCTAACCAGCGTGCGTAGAGGGCATCGTCTTGGTTAATTTCGGGAAGTGTTACTTGAAGGTATGTGCGGTATGCTAAATCACCATTGCGAGAGATTGTGCATTGAACACGGCGACCGAAGTCAGCTTGTCCATTGAAGGTTTGTTCAATAGATTCCATTGCAAAGTTAGTGTGTCTGCGGTAAGTCACTTTCCAGAAAGTGATTTGAGGATTTCCTGTAAGATAAACATCTTGTGCGCCATAGGCGACGAGTTGCATTAAACCACCAGCCATATTATAATATTCCTAAAGAAAAAAAAATATTAATTATACGCTAAATAAATGAATATACGCTAGATAAATGTCTATGTTGTTTTTTTAAAATTACAATTCTCTTCCACAAACCTAGTTAAATAATTGTCTTTAAAAATTTCTTTTTTACCTTCGTGTTTTTTTTTAAAAATATAACAACCATTTTGTTTTTTTATTATCCAACCATTTTCTAAAGAATTGAAAATAAATATCATTTTTTTTATATCTTTATTGTTAAAATTTATGATAATATTATGTTCATTTATATTTATATCATTATGCATTGATAGTTTAGTTTTAGTGTTTTCTAAAATATCTATATCAACACTCATTTAATAAATAAATGTATAATAAATAATAGAACTTTACACATTTTTGAATTAAAAAAATCTTTATATGTAATTATAATGCCTAAATTTAAACCGAAAACAACAAAAACAATAATTGTTGATAAAAAATCTACCATTACTGTTGATAGTAAACATCATGAATTATTAAATGAATTCAATGATAATATTAAATCAATTCCAATACTACAACAAGAAAGACAAAACTTAATAGATAAAATAAAAAATGAAGATTATGTTTCCATTGACGAAAAATTAGAATTTATTGATAATATAAAAATTTTGAAGAATAAAATATCAAAAATAAAGAATCGTAAAAAGAAGTATTTTCTTAATAATTCAAAGTATATTTTTGAATATTTTGAAAATAAAAAAAACATTAGTAAAAATACTAATAAAAAAACAATATTGAATAAATTTTTTAAAAATGTCAAACAAAAAAATGTAACTAATGAATTACAAATAAATAATGTAAAAAAATACTTGATAAATGTAGACGAGAGATTTATCAATATAAATGATTATATTGATAATCTTGATCATTGTTGTAAATGTGAAGGTGAATTAATACCAATAGATTATGAAGGAGTATTGGTATGTAATAAATGTAGTACACAAACTTCATATTTAGTTGAACATGAAAAACCTTCATATAAAGAACCTCCAAAAGAAATATGTTTTTATGCGTATAAACGCATTAATCATTTTAGAGAAATTTTAGCACAATTTCAAGCGAAAGAATCTACATTGATTGATGAAAATATAATAGAAAATATAAAAAAACAGATAAAAAAAGAAAGAATTACATTAGACCAATTAACTAATGACAAAACAAAACAAATATTAAAGAATTTAGGATATAACAAATATTATGAACACATTCCGTTTATTAAAGATAAACTTGGAATTAAACCACCAACTATGAATATTGAATTAGAAACTACATTATGTAATTTATTTTTAGAGATTCAAAAACCATATGCTAAATATTGCCCAAATCAACGCGTTAATTTTTTAAACTATTATTATGTGTTATTTAAATTGTGCGAATTACTTGGTAAAGACCAATATCTCAAACATTTTTATATGCTAAAAGACCCAATTAAACGTATGGAACAAGATGAAATTTGGAAGAAAATATGTGCTGAATTAAATTGGGAATTTATACCAACTCCATAATAACATTATTACGATATTTTCTCTAATCTTTTGAATTTGTCGATGATACTTCTAATACAACATTGGCCATTGTATCAACAGTGTCAATTGTACCAACAGTGTCAATTTTACTAACATTGTTAAATGTATTTTGTGATATATCTGTACCAACAGTGTCAATTGTATCAACATTGACCATTGTACTAACATTGTCAAATGTATTTTGTGATATATCTGTAACAACCTTTTCTGTTACCTTTTCTGTTACTATTTTAGAATGATCATCCGTTAATTTTGTAGTATTTTTCATATGTTCATATGTATTTTGAGTTATTGTATTGTTAATGTTTGTACATGTTGAATATATAACTATGCTTTCTAAACCATTTATTTCACTTGGTTTTGCTATATTTAAATAATTCTTATATTTATTTTTAAAATAGTTTAGTATTTTTAACGGCACTAATGGAGCAATTTCTTGTAATCGTTCAAATGTTTCTCTTACTGATTTTAATAAATCCTTACATGCAATCCGTTCTTCTCTCGGTAATGATAATTCTATAGACAAAAATCTGAATAATTTATTGTATTCTATTGATGCAATTTTATGTGCTTCAGCTCTTTTAGCCCAAGAAAAATAAGAACCTATTGTATTTATTACTCCTACACACAATGATAACCCTCCTATCGCCATACTTGCTAATTTTTCATTTTCTGCTCCAAATAAAGATGCGTTGCCTATAGATAATGTTCCACATATAGTAGATAATACTATTACTGGTAAATCTATTATTGTTGTTCTAAAAGAATACATTTTTTCACATTGTTTATGTAATAATCCATATCCATATGCTTTTTCACCTGTTCTCTTAAAATATTGTTCTAATTGGTCACTCCACGTAATACGTTTTAACGAATTTAATTCCATAATATATATATTGGATTAAAAATATAATTATCCAATATATATTTACTCCCTTTCTTTTTATTCTTACACTAATAAAGGAACAAACGTAAATAGCAACGGATAGTTTCGATCTATCGGCTTCCAGGTTATGAGCCTGGCGCTCTTCCATCTGAGCTACGTTGCTAATTGAAAATCTTATAATAAAACTATACTATAAAGTGTCGTTATAAAGTGTCGTAAATAGATTATACTATTTACATACGAGGAAATCCTACAAGGTTAGCACCAATACCGAAACCAGCGCCAGAACGAGCACTTACAGCCATAGAAGGCAAGTAGGTATCGAGAATGGAGAATGTAGCAGCAGCAGTTAAAGCAATAAGTGCTACTTCATCTAAATTTAAAGAACGTTTAGGAATAGCATAGGCAGCAAGGGCAACCATTAAACCTTCTACTAAGTATTTGACAGCGCGACGAACTAATTCGCCTAAATCTAAAAATTGACCTAATTTACCGAACATTATATATTCTAACATTAGAAAAAAAAAATATATAATTCGTTAAAAATACTTAAATTCAAGTGTCTATATATACATATAATGTCTACAGAAACTAACAATTTTGATAGAAAATTAAATTCAGATGGTACAACTAATTCTAAATATGTAGATTTGTTAGAAGAAGATAAAATTATAGCTGGACAAAAATTTGCATGTATTTCATTTATATCTCCAGATAATATTTTAAAAAAAAAAGAGTTATTTATGTTTGAACATTTCCTAAAGCATTTTGATTTTGATAAATCGATGAAAAAATTTATGCAATTTTTAAATTTTGTAAGTTACAAATATAATTTAGATTTTGATAAATTAACTAATGATTTTCAAGAATTTTCTAAAAGTGAAAAAGATACTCTTATTGATACGTCGATCGAAGATGAATATAAAAATTTTTTAGATAAACAAGAAGATTCATTAGAAAAAGAATTTAGCGAACTCTACAATTTTCAAACAAATACAAGAGGATTAAAAATTCGTGGAAATTTTCCAACTCAAGAAGAAGCAGAACTTCGATGTAAAATGCTTCGTGAAGTAGATCCTAATCATGATATATATGTTGGTCCAGTAGGAACATGGATACCATGGGAACCTAAAGCATATAAAACAGGACGTGTAGAATATTTAGAAGAAGAACTTAATAAATTAATGAGTGAAAAGATTAAGAATGAAGATAAGGCAAAAAAAGTGTTTGAAGAACGAGTTACAGAAAAGAAACGAGCAGCAATTGCAGAAAATATAAAACTTGCTAAAGAAAGTGGTACTAAATTAACACAAAATATTACTGCTGATGGAGAATTAGTAGGGGTTGCGAATATGAGTACCGTTGAAACAACATTAGGAAATGCTGAAATTACCGATGGAGCAAATATTCGTAAAGAATTATTTGAGGGTAATAATATTCGTACAAAAACTTTTGATAAAGAACATACTGACACGATACAACAACAAATAAACAACAAAAAACAAGATGATAATGTTACTACTAATATAAAATTATAAATATTTTAGAATAATATATTGTTATTTTCAATACATTATTTACAATTTATGTTTGTTAAAAAATTATCTAGCGCAGTCAAATCATTTCGTAATGGTAAAGCTTTAATAACTAATAATTTATATATTTTTTTAGCTAGTTGATTATATTTATATGAGTTTATAGAACCTTGTGCAGCATGTAAACCATCTAATAATATTTGTGCTCGTTCCTCTGGTGTTCCAGAAGAATTTATATACTCATAATATTTATCAGACGCTAGTTTATATCGTTTATCTGATAAACCTCTTGTTTGATATTCTGAATAATCTTCATATTGAAATTTAATTTGTGGAATGTCTTCTAAATGTATTGTAATAGTTATAGTAGACGATGATATGTCACAATGTAATGCGACTGATTCTCCACTAGAATCAATTTCACCTTCTAATCTCCATATATGTAATTTTATTATTTCGGTTCCAATTAATGTTGAAGTATATGTTACATATTGTTGAGTTGATGAAGAGTTATCAAACAACATATTAGTAATAGATACTGATCCATATGAACCATCATATGATGTAGTATCAATGGAACCTGATGGATCTATTAATCTATATATAAAATATGTTGGACGATCATTACCACTAATATCATCGTCATCAGTTTTAATTAATGGGAAAATAGTTGTTTCTGTTACATCTATTTGATCTGTTAATTCTATTTTTTCTGGTTTATAATTAACCATTGATATATCTATTGTACATGTAGCAAGATTTGTGTTACCACTACTATCAGTTCCATAATAGGTAAATGAATCTGATGCTAATCCTGTATTACTATTTCTTGTGTAATTAAAAGAAAAATCACCTACACTTATACTAGCAACACCAAATATTGGCGAATCACTAATATCAACTGAACTTAAATCATATGAACTAAAACTAAAATCAATTCCGTTTAATGAACCATCATATATACATGTAAAGGATATATCATTCGCACGATTACCTGAAGATGAACCACCGTTACCTCCTTGTCCAGCACTACCAAATACAACTGGTTCACCATTTACAGTACATGTATCTCCGTCTACAAAACCGATAAGACCATTAGTTAAGGTTTGAGATGTAACTACATTAGTTAATGTAGGATTAGGAGTACCAGCAATAGTATATTTATCATTGTCTTTTGATATTGTAAACTTATATCCATCTGCAAGTTCAATAGTAATATTCTCGCCATTACCAAAAGGACTATACCATGATGTCTCAGTATCAGTATCATTAGAAATATTTATTGTTGTATTTGGTTTAAATACTTTAAACTTTGCTTTACTAGAATATGATTCATTTAAAGCTAAACTATCTCTTGATAATTTAAATTTTGTAATTGTTTCATTAGCGGCAAATAATAATTTTGTTACCGCAACACGTCTACTCCTTTTTTCAGTATCGTCAACACCAGCACTAATACTATTTACAGGAATAATTATTTCTGCATTATCAGTTTGGATATCGGTAGCAGCAATAATATCCACAACATTTTGATCTACATAAGCACTTAATGCTTCTGCTGCTGCTTGTTTGGGTGTAGTTCCAAATTTAGCATTATCGGTATAAAAATCATAATAATCTGCTGAACCTATATCTGTTTCCCACGGTGATGCTTGAAACGCAACAAGTATAGGATAACTACTTGCTACCGCGTTAAAATTATTACCTAAATTTTCTTTTGATCCATTACTTATAGTAGCAACATCATAATTGCCATTTCCAATTATTGAAGTATCACCAGTTGAATAACAATTTATTACCGTACAATCATCCCCCCTGTAAATTCCCCTTGAATTAGTACTATTAATCGTACCAGTTGAATAGCAATTTTCTATAGTACAATTACTATAAGTTCCGCAAATACCCCCTGCGAATCCCGCACTACTTATATTACCAGTTGAATAACAATTTGTTATAGTACAATTACTAGTTTTTCCGCAAATTCCCCCTGCGGAATCACCAGCAATATTACCAGCTGAATAACAATTTGTTATAGTACAATTACCATCTGTTCCAGCATTTTGCCCGCAAATTCCCCCTGCATCTTGACCAATATTACCAGTTGAATAACAATTTGTTATAGAACAATTACCATTTGTTCCAGCATTTTGCCCGCAAATTCCCCCTCCCCACTTACTAATACCACAATTTGAATAACAATTTTCAACGTTAAAATATTTTTGGGATGCACGAACTATAGCACCCTCACCTGCGCTAATCGAAACATTACCAACGACAGAAACATTTTTAATAATAGATGGTTGTCCCGAAACATTAGAACAAGAACATAAACCTTTAAAACTGTTGGGAGCGGTTATCTTAAATCCTTGTCCGTCAAATGTTTCATTTGGACCTAACGAGATCCAATTGTTCCACCAATAATCAACACCCATTACATCAAACCAAGTAATATCTTTTGTTAAAATCAATGTATCGGTTCCAGACTTTGCAAATCCTTCGACAATACTCATTTCATCAATAGTTCTTGGACTATTATAAAGAGACAATATCCCACTCCACGCATCAATCGCATCAGTAAAATAAACATCTTTTACATCAACGTTATCACTTTCAAGCACCCAATTCCCTTGAGGAGAATTACCTGTTTGATCTAATGAATAACGAATGTTAATTCCTAAATCTTGTTCTATTTTTTCAACACTTGCTTTAAAATCTGGATCATTTAAGGAACATGTTAATAAATCAACAATCGCACCAGATGGCAAATTTCTAAACATAGAAATTAAATTATTAGAAAAATACCGGTATTCTTCTTTGTATGGTTCTGGTGCAGACACTGCTGGTTCCCCTTCTTCTTCTTCTATTGGTTCCGCATGTATATACTGATCTTCATCTGGAAAAAAAGGCAATGATGAATATCCAGGGTAATGCCATACAAATGTTAAATGTGTTAAAGATGAAACATCAAAATCTTCTACTTTCAAAGAATCAGTGTATTGTCGCACATCACAATCAGTTTTAAAATATGATTCAAAATTTTCCTCCGTCGTAGCATCAATATTGGTAAATACTAATTTACTCATTA